ACCCTGGGGACCAATACCCCCCGCACCACCGTTGTCCACGATCTTCACAAGGAGATCAAAGAGGCGCTTCTTGTCTACACGGGGGTTTTGCATTTCCTGGAGAATTTCTTCACGGAGAGAACTCATGGTACTATATATAAAAACAAGATTTGTTTTTAACCTAATGATCATCATCGGCCCCGCGTTACTGAGCGGGATTGGTCAACACGCGAAGAAGTACGCCAAGTTGTTCAACTGTGATTATTTCCTAATCGGTAGTCAACTTCCAGAGGTGGATCATGCTCTCATTTTCCTCCTTCCAATTCACGAGCATTTGAAACATATCGACTACATACGATCCCGCGTCAAAACCCTGGCCTGTATGACGGTGTGCGAAACGGAAACGGTGCACGCAGATTATGGTCTCATCATGGAAGAATTTAAACGGGTCGCGGTCCCGAGTGAATTTTGTAAGAAGGTATTCTCTCGGCAGTTCCCAAAGAATGACTTTTATGTGATTCACGCCCACATCCCACCCCCGAAGGAGAAACCTTACGTTTTCTACCATATAGGAAATGTTATGGACCCGCGTAAAAACTTTACGGAAGTTGTGAGAGCGTTCGTGCGCTTAAATGAACCCAATACGCGCCTGGTCGTGAAAGCCACGTGTAATCAGAACATCGATATTCAATTTCCTCGTATTGAAGTCATCAACGGTCTAGTATCTGAGGAAAAGTTGGACGAGATTCATAACACCTCAGATTGTTATGTGAGTTTCTCGCACTCTGAGGGCGTTGGTATGGGTGCGGTGGAGGCCGCTATGCGCGATAAGCCAGTCATCATCACAAATTATGGGGGCGCGCCTGAATACATCAAGACGCCATATCTCATCGACTGTGAACTCGAAAAGTTGGAGCAAGATGATTTCCTCTTCCAAAAGGGTATGGAATGGGGAAAACCAAACTTTGATCAACTTTTAGGGTTCATGAGGGATGCGTATGAAAAGCGGGTGCGTGTCGTGGATCACGCGCACACGAGGGCTCTCGTCGGAAGGGATAATGTTTTAAATGAGTTCATCGTGAATATAATTGGTTCCAAGGGTGATGAGACCGACAATGATGGTGCCACTCATTAACATTTCCTTTTGACGAATGATCGAGAGGGTGATGTCGTCAATGACTTGGACGCCAGTAGGCTTTTTGAAAAGTATCGGGACGAGGGTGCACACAGTGATGTAAAGAGCCATTGAAATTATAACAGGTCTAAGACTATCCTGATCTAACATTGTTCTATACTACCCCTGGATTTTAATTTTGACTCCCATCTCATTCTTGTCGATCCTGTGTTTCTTACAGAAATCACCACACACAGCCTTAAACGAACAGGGCTTACCAGCCATGGTCATCGCGGCGCAAGTTTTGTTCGTCGTGCGCTGCGCACTTTTGGTTTCGGGGGGTTTGTCAATGACGACCACCTTTCGTTCGTTCTTCTTCATCTCGTGCTTTTTGTAGGACATTTTACACTTCCACGTTGCATCTGCTAAGTTGTAACACTTATCATTTGGTTCGCTGATGCGATACATCTTCATCGCATCAGCGAGACATTTCTGCCAGACTTCGTCACGGATGACTTCCATTTTGAAGAACTTAGATTTTTACAAAAATATGATCAACTTAGGTGCTCAAGCTTCACCTCCAATTTCTGCGAGATACACATCGACCTGACCAACAAATTCCGGACAACTCTCACTCGTCTTCTTCGTGACAAAGTCTTGGACATTGACGACATGTTCTGTGAACTTCTTCACGTCGATGCCAGTGGCATTGTGGATCTGTGCATTTGTGGCTATATCTTTGAGCGCGTATAAATACGCCGCCGCGTAGTTGGCGTGTAAGACTGCGATCATGGGGGACTTGTCTTGTTGCGCGGCCGTGGCGTATCGTGCAGACTGTCTGACGAGCTTGTCGATGGAGTGACTAATACCTCTAGACTTGTTTTGCACGATGACAATCAATATGAAGATGGCCACCACGAAGTAGAAGTACATCTCTTTATTTTAGATTAGAAAATTTCTCAGTGAGTTTCAGTGAAAGGAGTTAAAGATGGCACACTTGAGAAATGAAATGGAACTAAAAGATCTCAAGACGTACTGGAAATGTATACGAGATGAGTATGACACCCTCCCCCGTGACCTATACATAAGCGATATTCCCCGACCAACTGGTGCGTGGGAGGGTTCTCCGGTGATGAATGAGGTGATATCCAAGTATGCGAATGGTGGGTGTGGTTGGTTGAAGGGTGGTCAAGACCATGTCCAAGATTCATGGATAAGTTGGCCTCTGATTTGGGAGGGCACCCCCATCCCTGGAAATTGTAGCATGTGTCCAAAAACTTCCGAACTTCTCTCCAAGATTGAAGGTGGGGTGCACATCGCAGGCTTTTCCTTAATGAAAGGTGGTGTGAAACTGAAGAAACACGTCGACCACGTAGGTAAAAAGTACAAATTCACGTATCACCTCGGTCTCAAATGCCCACCCGGTTCCACTCTCTATCATGATACACTTGGAAACATCAGCGAAGAAGACGGCAAGCATCTCGTATTTAGTGCGGTTGTTCCTCACTGGGCAGAAAATACCTCAAAGGAAGACCGTGTTATTTTATACATGGAATGTTACTCGTAGGAACATTTTAGTGCAATAGTACCACATGAGGAATTTTGAAAATCAATGTATGTAAAATGTGCTACGATCTTTCATAATTCGCCATTCCCACCCGCACCTGAAATAATCCGGCCACCCAACCGAATTTTTACAAAAATTACAGGTTACAGACAAAATACCCATACAAAATGAACCAAAATCGCACCCAGTTTCGGGCCCACGTGCCAGGGTCCTTTGTGCATATTGTTATGAACTGACGATATTGAAATTTCTATGACCCCACCATTTTTCAGGAACCCGCTACAAAACTGGTTTATGGGTCAGTCCGAAGCAGCAATGGATGAGCACGTGGAAAATCTCATTGGGTTCGCCGTAATGAACCTCCATGCGTTTAACGTGCACGAGTTGAGCATTTTCATCAAATGTGTTGACAAGGCGCGTCATTCTCTGGACCTGGATGGAAAATTCGCTACGACCGTCCGAGCACTCACACAAGAACAGGTCGACAAACTCATCGATCTTATCCATAAAGAGCTTAATTTGCGCTGTGCAGAAGTGGACGATAATCTTGACACTGAACCTGATGCATACATGGACGAAATGGGTAACCCATGGGACCAGTCTATAACTCGTGCAGTATATGCCTTTGCCACTATTGACTACTATGACAAGTGGAAGTCGTGTCAAAAAACTACCTAAGTTAGAGATTAGATTTGTAATACATCCATGGAATCAGTTCAAAAGCTCACCCACATCGAACACATTCTCAAGAGACCTGACTCGTATGTCGGTCCAGTCGAGCAGGGTTCTGAACCCTACTGGATTCTCAATGGGTCCACCTTCACGAAGAAGAACCTCAAGTATTCCCCAGCTCTCTTGAAAATTTTTGATGAAATCCTGGTCAACGCCATCGACCGTAACTCTCTCCACCCCAAACAGGTTAGTTCCATCTCTGTCAGCATCGATAAGAATGTGGGCTCGGTGACTATCGAGAACAACGGACCCCTCGGTGGTATTGGTGTTCGCATGCATGAAAAAGAGGGTCTCTGGAACCCTGAACTTGTCTTTGGTCACCTTCTCACGAGCACCAACTATGATGACACACAAAAGCGCATCGTGGGTGGTCGCAACGGCTATGGTGCCAAGTTGGCCAATATTTATTCCAGTGACTTCTCAGTGATTATCAAGGATCATGAGACAAAGCAGACCTATACCCAAAAATGGTCGAAGAACATGACCGTCTGTGACCCCCCAAAAATCAAAAAACATTCCGGTGCCACATCGTCGGTCTCCATTACATTCACACCCGAGTGGAAGAGGTTTGGGATGTCCAAGATGGACGATACCATCTACAACATTTTCCAAAAGAGGGTTTGGGATGCCAACATCTGCACAACACAAAACTGCAAGGTGAAGTTCAATGGGGACGTTCTCCCCAAACAGAACTTTGAAGCCTATGCCAAGATGCACGAAGGCGTCCAAGATGTCGCCTCTGTGTCTGGGGACCGTTGGTCGGTCTGTATTGGTCCATCTGAAAATGGACTCGAGCAGGTCTCTTTCGTCAATGGTATTTGCACCATGAAAGGTGGCACCCACGTGGATCATGCGGCGAACCTTATCGCCAACGGGATCATCGAGGACATGGCGAAGAAGATTAAGCTCAAGCCACAACAGGTGAAGAACGCCTTTACCATCTTTGTGAAGGCGACCATCGAGAACCCAACCTTCTCGAGCCAGGTGAAGTCTGAATGCACCTCAAAGGCTGCCGACTTTGGTTCAAAGTTTGAGCCCCCAAAGAACTTTGTGAAGAACGCGCTCAAGACTGGTATCGCGGATGAACTCACAGCGCTCTCAAAATTCAAGGAGATGAAGGAACTCAAGAAGACAGATGGTGCTCGTAAGTCCAAAATCACTGGGATCCCCAAGTTGGATGACGCGAACAAGGCTGGCACGGCGCAATCGGGGAAGTGCACCCTGATCGTCACTGAGGGTGACTCTGCGAAGACTTTGGCTGTGGCGGGTCTTTCAGTGGTTGGAAGAGAACACTTTGGTGTTTTCCCTCTTCGTGGTAAGTGTAAGAACGTGAGGGACTCCTCTGTGGCACAGCTCACCTCCAACCAGGAGTTCAATGATCTCAAGAAGATTTTGGGTCTCCAGCAAGGTAAGGAGTATACCAATGTTTCAGAGCTTCGCTACGGTCGCCTCATGATCATGACTGACGCGGACAACGACGGTTCCCATATCAAGGGTCTCATTCTCAACATGTTCCACTACTTTTGGCCATCCCTCCTCAAGTTCAACTTCATCGTGAGCATGGTGACCCCCATTATCAAGGCCACGAAGGGTTCTGAGACGAAGTCTTTTTACACTGATTCAGCTTTCCGGTCTTGGTATGGAAGTGGTAAATCTGGTTGGAGAATCAAATACTACAAGGGTTTGGGAACCAGCACGAGTGCTGAAGCGCGTGAATACTTCAAGAAGATTCAAGATCTCACCGTCAAATTTGATGTGGACACCATGACCGATGAGTCCATCATCCTCGCGTTTGACAAGAAAAAGGCGGATGCGAGAAAGACATGGCTCCTCGAGAGCACCGCTAAGGAAGCGGGTGAATTGGAGGTTCCTTATGGCAATGTGAAGCAACTGGCCATCACTGACTTTGTCCACAAGGACCTAGTCAATTTCAGTCTCGCCGATCTCAAGCGCTCCATCGCACACGTGGCCGACGGTCTCAAACCTTCCCAGCGTAAGGTGATGTTTTCCTGTTTTCAGAAGAATTTGCGGGACGAGATGAAAGTCGCGCAACTCGCGGCGTATGTGGCTGAGAAGAGCGCGTATCACCATGGTGAAGTTTCCCTCGCTGAGACCATTGTCAAGTTGGCCAACGACTACACTGGATCAAACAACATCAATCTCCTCGAACCCTGTGGTCAGTTTGGAACTCGTCTCATGGGTGGTAAGGACGCGTCTCAGACGAGGTATATTTTTACGCGGTTGTCGAATGACGCGCGGAAGATCTTCGATCCCAAGGATGACGCCGTTCTCACCTATCTCGACGATGATGGGCGTTCCATCGAACCCGAATTCTACATGCCGGTCATTCCCACTGTGCTGGTCAATGGAACTGAGGGCATCGGGACGGGGTTCAGCTGCTACGTTCCCCCCTTCAATCCCGATGACATTAGGGAAAATATTCTACTCTTCACGAGAGGTAAAGAACTCAAGAAAATGAAACCCTGGTTTAAGGGTTTTAAGGGTCGTGTTTTTGAGGATGAATCTGGAGGATGGGTTACCGAAGGTGTTTGGCAGGTCGTGGGAACTACCGTCAAGGTCACGGAGCTTCCACCCGGAAGGTGGACTCAGGACTATAAGGAATACCTGGACAGCCTCGTCGAGAAGAAGATGATTGGAAGCTTTACAAATAACAGCACCACAGAGTCTGTCGACTTTCTCATCCAAGGATACGTTGGTAAGGATATTGTGAAGGATCTCAAACTTCAAAAGACTATCCGCGACACGAACATGCATCTTTTCCATCCTACAAAGGGTATCCGCAAGTATGATAATGCCGAGTCAATCCTGTCTGATTTTATTGATCTCCGTGTGGAGTATTACATTAAGCGTAAGGCGTATCTGATTGAAAGCACGAAGAAGAGGTCCGACATTTGTTCCTACCGCGCCCAGTTCGTCAAGAAGGTGGTTGACGGTGACATCGTGGTCTTCAAGAAGAAGAAAAAGGATTTGGAACACGAAATCGGTCAGGCATTCCCCAAGGTTGACGGTTCATACGATTACCTCCTGCACATTAAAACAATCGACTACACAGAAGAACGAGTCAAAGCTCTCATCGATGAATCTGATAAACTGGAAAGGGAACTTACCCAACTGCAAGCCGTGGGGTTTTTGGACATGTGGAGGAATGATATTAAAAATATGTAAACAATAGTAAGTATGGGTGAAGCTGCTAATCTTTCCTTGAAAGCTTTTGGAAAACAGGACACTTACTTGTTATCCAAAGACCCAGAGAAAACTTTTTTTAATTACCAAGATGTGAAGAAACATTCAGAATTTAGAAAGTTTCACAAGACGAAAAACGTTCTTAATCCAGGTCGCGCGGCTGGATGGCCGTTCAACCAGACTGTCAAAGTTGAGTATGATCCTAAGAACATGGGAGACTTGCTTACAAATCTCTATTTGAAAATTGATTTGCCAGCCAAGGAAACGGAGCACGTAAACTACACCACTCCACTTGGTCGTGGATTTCTTAAAAGTCTCACGATGTATGTAGATGACATCAAGGTTGAAGAAATCACCGACGACTGGGAGATGATACACGAGTCTCTGTACTTGGATCCACAATCCAAGAAGGGTAACTTGGTGCTTCAAAACATGTCACAAGAGTTTACACCCGGTATCTCCGCCTCCTCCAGCTATGGACCTTCAAACAGATTTATAGTTCCACTTTCATTCTTCTTTTCACGCAAATATGGAAAGACGGAGCTCCGCAAGGAAGTCGAAGACCGTCACTACTTTCCGGTGTGTGCGGTTCACAAACAGAAGATTATGTTTGAACTCGTGTTTCATCCTCAGAGCTGGTGGCAGGGGGTAGAAAATGAGCATACACCGACCACCATAGAGCTTAATAATTTTCAGTTGATAAGTGAGGAGATAAAACTCAGTCATGAGGAGAGGCTGTATATGGTAGAAGCAAATCACGAAATCCTAGTTAACGTTTTAAAGAAGCATACATCTTTCACGACCACCCCCGAATCTGATACAACCTTCAAAGTAAATTTAGAACCCAAATCGAAGGTGAAAGCTTTCCATTGGTTCTTCAGAGACAAACTATTTACTACGCAAACGAAGGCGACACATAGGTATGTTACATTTGTGAGAAGTCGTGCGGAAGAATTACTATGGGTCAATGGAAGTTTATCTGCCTCGATGATTACACGGAACACCCCAATAATGAAAAAGGCTCGTTTCTTTCTGAATGGAGAAAGTTTCCCAAACACCCTCATGGAGAGCCACGAGCACTACAAGTACGCGGTTCCCTACAAATTTGATTTGGGTGTGACTGACGACAGGATCAACATATACACTCAGAGTTTTGCACTCCACCCCTTACATGAAAAATCCACTGGCACCCTGGATTTCGCGAACTTAAATACGGATAGGACTTTGATTGAGTTTGAAATAAACAAATTGTTACCGAACGCGGCACAAACTGAAGTTGGGGCATCACCCGACCCCGCCAATGATCAACACTTCTCTGGTGAGTTTGAGCTGAACCTGTATTATCTCGAGTTACAGAAGTTCAACTTTTCCAGAGGTTTCATGACAATTGAGTATTAAAAAAAAGATACTTAATAGTAGAATGTACCTCTGTGTCAAAGGTGTTCAGGATGAATGGGTCACCAAATGTCCAGACTATTCACACTTTATATACACGTTTAGGCAACATACACCGTTTGGTATAGATTTCAGTGACATTCCCTTCACAGGGAATCCAGACTTTGGTGAAATCCTGACGGTAAGAATACCGAGCACGAAAAGTGATTTGTTGAATTCCGTCTCCTTGACAGTCGAGTGGAGAGCTGATTACGACGCCATGACGACGGTCGCCAATCCGATCACAAAGCTCATCGAATACGCGGAGTTGACTATAGGTGAACAAGTCATCGACAGAATCTCTGGAGAATACATCTACCTCAGAAACAAGTTGGACACATCCGAACAGCACAAGGATATTGGACTGTATAGAGGTGGTGAAGGATCTACCTCGGGAGGCTACTACCCAACTAAATTTTCTTTAGAGTTACCTTTTTACTTTACAAGGAATAACAAATCTGCGATTCCTCTTTGCAAACTCACTAAACAGCAAGTGACGGTCAGAGTGAAACTTGTGAGTAGGGAAAAGTATTACTCCTATAAGTCGACAGCCTCTAACCTACCCCCCATAGATGACTCGACACAGAAGTTTATCAGTAAGATGTTCTTGACCACCGAGCATGTGTATCTGGGAGAAATGGAGCGAAAGGCGTTTCAAAACAATCATATGGAATATCTCATAACACAGGTGCAACAACGCGACACACGACTTAAAGAAGGAAATAACAAGAAGGTGTTTCTATTGGATTTAAAACATCCCGTGAAAGAATTTTTATTTTTGGGTGAGCCCATGTATACCAACTCGAATGACACGAGAAACAATTACAGGTTTAGGCAGATAAAAAATGCCGAGTTGTGTTTGAACAATGTCATCTTCTTCAGAGAAAATGGTCACTTTTTATCAGTCGTCCAACCTTTCAAAAATCATGTGAATATACCGGATGTCGGTGAGAGTCAATTTGGAATGTATTCCTTCTCACTTGATCCTGGTGACAGTAATCCAACAGGGCAGTTGAACATGAGCAGGATCATTCATCAAAAGTTTACCATCGAGTTTAAGGAACAGGACAGATATGTTGATTTGAGTCTCCCGGAGAATCCACAGACGAGGCCGTATTCGTCTGAAGAGACTCAGATCCGTGTATACGCAATCAACTACAACATTCTATCATTCGATTCTGGGTTAGCTGGCTTAAAATTTTATTAATTGTCTTATATTAGTATGGCGGGGACTATTCAACTCGAGTCTAAAGGTCTTCTGGACTTATACACGACTCAAGACCCCGAGTTTACCTTTTTTAAAGAAAACTTCAAGAAGCATTCGAACTTTTCTTTACAATTTATCGACATTCCTTCTGATAAAGACGTAGAGTATGGTGAAATACACAGGTTCAATATACCGTATGACCACTGTGATGTTTTGAAAGGGGTCAACCTCATGTTTAGTTTGCCGGATATAGTATTGGCTGATGGAGTTGATGAACAAAGAGACTACATATACGGTGAAGCGTGTAATTTCATAGACTACATTACTCTTTCTGTCGGTGGCACAGTTATACAACACATCACGACCGAATATTTGGATCTGTACGCAGAACTTGAATAC